ATAGTCATCTCTGTACTGTCCTAGAGTGCGTTCTACTGTATCCTTGATAGCTGAAATTTGAGTAAACAAATCGTTGCCACCTTTTACAGTAGCAACGGTTTGTTTATTCGCTTTACTTTTCTTCACAAGTTCGGAGTCTGTTGCTCTGCTTGTTCTTGAAGGTAAGTCGAATAGTGCCATCTAACTCTCCTTAATATACGCTCTCGTCATTGTTAGGAGTTCTTCTTCTTGGGAAGTCCTCATTGAAAGGTGCTGTGTTGTTTGATGCTGTAGTATCAAATGAACCTGTAGAGAGATATGCTCTAAGTTCATCAGCGTTCTTATCATAGATTGCTCCACCGATAATCTTTGGTGCGTCTGGGAAATCTCTTACTGTCTTTCCGTCATTCTGTCCCATAGGATAGAGTTCGTAAGCTGTCTTAGTATCTCCAGGCTGTCCGTTTCTCTCAATCTCGATTGGAAGACCTGCGATACTTCCCTCTCTAGCATATCTAGACATAAAGCTTGATAACTTCTCTTCAAAGCTCTTATGTCTAATCCAAACTTTTGTCTTTCCATCTCTCTCATCATACACAGGTATAAAGAACTTGATGAGCTGTTTATTTCCGTTTGCACAGAATGGACACATATCGTATGGGTCACTGTACTCTCTCAAACAGTTAACGTACTTTGTGTACTTCTTGCCGTTAAACTCCATCGATATCTCGTGAACTACACAAGGACGCAAATCCTCAATAGTGTTAGCGAGAACCCTAACTTTTGCGGTATCCTTATGATTCTTCAGTGAGAAGTAAGGTACCATTGAATCCGAAGATGTTTTATAGTGCTGTAAGTCGTTGAAATTAATTCTACCCATTTTTACTTTTTCTCCTTTTTTCTGTTTTGCTTTTATACTCTAACGAGTATGATAATATTATACTACCTGTTAACTACATTGTCAATATCTTTTTTCAAGAATATCGTATCTCTTTTTCCCTAAATCGTTCATATCTTTAACTCCGTCTGGCAATATATATTCACTTACTAGCTTATTGCTGAGTGCTTTGCGTAGCTTTATTCTTGCTTTTCTGCCCGCATCGTCGTTGTCTGTAGCGAGTATGAACTCTCTGCAAGGGAGACTTCGCAACTCCTCGAACTGTTTTTCAGTTCCAAGTCCGTTTAATGCTACAGCATAGCCTCCCCAACTCCACACAGCGAGTGCATCTAGCATAGACTCACAGATAGCAACTGAATTAGGAAAAGGACTAATTTGATTAAGCTCGTAAACACCATATACAGGCTTTTCAGCACCAGCAGGATAATTGAAATACTTAGAATTAACAGAGCGCCTAGCAATAAACATAGTCCGTCCCAAAGTGTTGCGAATAGGGAAAGTAATGCATTTAGTATCTTTATCATATCCTATATCAAACCTTTCTATAGTTTCAAGTGAGAGTTTCCTAAATGCCATATACGGATGGATTACTCTGTACTTATCCAATTCTTCCTCGCTCACATAAGTAGGCTCATCTTTTGTTTTAACATCTCTAGACATATTTAGTTCTATCTGCTTTCTATATTCTACATTGAACATTAAGAAATGTCGTACTAGCCATTTCCATCCGAGCATTCCGCCGTCGTTTGCTCCAAAGCAATTAGATATGAACTCAGGCAAACTATGAACTTCTCCACAAGCTAGACAGTGATACACTCCGTCCGACTTCTTAATACCCGCAGACGGCTTACGCTCTTGTCCATTCTTGTGATAGATACAAGTTACCATAACATTGTCAGGTCCGTCAACAACTTTATTGAGCAACTGAATGTGATTGCGATGTAATTCAGCTTGGAGGTCTATTAGAACATCCAATAAGTCTACAGCAAAGTGTGTATCATTTATTGTCATATTATACCTCGACGTTCTTCATAGTCTTTCTCCGTATAGATATATGTTCCTATGTGTCCACATCGTATTGACTGGTCTAACATTATCTTGTATCCACAATGTCTTGCTCTCATACAGAATGAAATATCTTCGCCTGAATGCTCCGTGGGATTGAAACAAGCACCTGTATACTGTATGCAATCTATGAATACTCGTGTCTTAATTAGACAGCATCCCATTCCTACCGCATCAACTTCTCTATAAGACTCGTCAATAGTTTCTATCCTCTTTACAGTTTTCCCATTGTCTTGAACAATATCAAACGCTACAGGGTCATAATTAGGCTTTCTCTGAAAGTATAAAGCACTTACTATATCGTCCTTGTGTGATAGCAATCTAATAAGTGTATCAGGCTCAAACGTCATATCGCTATCAAGGAATAGCACATAATCGCATTTATCCTTTATCGCTATCCTCACTAAATCATCTCTGGCTGTATAGACGAGCGTGTCGATACAGAACTTAGTGTCCATATCCACATTATTTGATGTTTTTAACATCATTAGACTCTGCACGAATCTGCTGTGCATCTTGTCCATACACGGTATTGCTACTAACACTTTTAACATTTCCATTCTCCTTTCCTATGTTCTCATAAATATCACAACCTACACAATCTCCCAAATGCTCTTTAGTGTATCTTCTACACGCAATACAGTTATCAAGTATTTTAATCATAGTCACCTCGATTCATCATAAGATATTGTTGGTGTATCTCCCTTATATTCGCCCTCTTTTCCGTGATAGCAGAAACCCTTTCTACTTGTCATTGGAAGCTGTTTATAGAATGTACACACTGGTGCATAATAATACTTGCACTTTGGACAATGTACTATATTACTTGACTTGAATACTAGAACTAGTGCTATAATTGATAACCCAATAATCACTAGAAACAGAAAAACAACAACAACGAACAATTTGTCATCAAACATCTTTTCTCTCCTTTTCGAATTCACATAAAAACGCTACATTACACGCAATGTGTGCTAAATGAGATATTCCACTTTCTTCATCAACTCCGTGCGGGTCATCTAGAAAAGCTAAATAATGTCTTCCTAAGGCGTCTACATATCTCTCGTATTCCACTCTTCGCCAACTTTCGCTCTCTCCGTACTTATTGAGTCCGTACTCTCGAACTCTAGCTATGTCCCTAATAATCTGTGTGGGAACAAGTCCTACTCTAGGTTTACCTGCGTCAGCTTTTATTGTCTGGTCATTCTTCATCTTCTTCTCCTAACTTCTTTACTACGCTAAAGATTGGATGCGTTAATAAATCTCCGCCTACCATATCATTGATTGCTGTCATCTGCTTATAGATATTCTCTTGTTTCTTTTCAAAGCTATCATAATATGCCATATACTGATTATAAAAGTCTCGTAACATATCCTCGTCAATATCTTCGTAATAATCCCACAGGGTGCACAGTAGTATTGCTACGGTGACTCGCTGTGCTATGATATATCTGTAGTTGTCTGCGTACTTATGTGCTTTGATGTACACTTCTTCAGGTGTTAAGTCCTCTAATAGTGACGCTACTATCTGTTCGGCCGCTAATTGCTGTTTTGTTTTTCTGTTAGCCATATCTGTTTCCCCCTAGAATATATCTTCTGCTGATTCGTATTCTTTTCTTATACTGTCTGCTCGTTCTGCTCTGTACTCATCGTCAGTAGCATCATCCTCACCGGGTATCCATACGAAATCCCCTCTATCTATATCCCAATTATAAAGGAGCTTTCCGTTAACTGGCCCAAATCTCTGTTTCTTGATACACATTTCAAGGACTCCATTCTGTTTCTGTCGTATGGATAATACTTTAGATGCGTTATGAGATGGGCCGTCACTTCCTCGTATCGTATGAAGTTCAGGCGTTCCGCTTTCTCCATCCTCTTTAACTCCATCTCTATTAGCTTGTAATACAGCGATAACAGGTATTTTCAGCTCCATAGACAGTGCCATCAAGTCTTCGGAGATGTTTGTCATTGTAGTTGTAGTGTTATCCCCACGCTTGAATCGTTCATCTGTAAGATAGTTCAATCCGTCTATAGCTAATAAGTCTAGGTTATATTTCTTCACATAGTTGCTCAGTTTGGATACTGTAACTCGCTTATCGAAATCTAGAGGAGTTGATACTATAAACTTATTTTCCCTTGTCTGCAAGTCTGTGATGTAATCCTTATAGTCCGATTCAGCTACACTGTCTTTTCCCCACATAAGACCTACATTACTGAAGTTCTTGTAGAGAGTATCAAATCTATATCCTATACTGTTAGCACTCATCTCAGGCGAAATGTATCCTACATTGAATCCTAATTCCCAAATGTGTACACACATCTTCTCTAATACCCAAGACTTTCCTTGATTCGTTCTAGCGAAGATAAGGACGAACTCCTCTCCACGCTGAATGCCGTGCATCATATCATCTAACTCTTTGAAGCCTGTTGTGAAATACCAATCATCTTGATTAGACTTCCTATCCACAAACTGTTCAAATCTATCGTCTGCTTTAGATATGATATCTACTCCGCCTAAATCGTAGTTAGGCTGTACTGACTTCATCTCTTTGAGCAGATACTCAACTCCTACATTTGAGTCCTCTCTAATGTACTCAGCGGCCTTACTTATAATGGGAATCATCTTTGCGTATAGATGTTCCTCTCTTACCTTGTCCAATAAATAGGACTCGGACTCATTTACTTCTACAACATCAAAAGTAGGGAACTTCTCTACAAATGTAGTTGTATCAGGTACTATATGATATTGCTTATAGTGATTTCGTATGAACTCGAACTCATCTGCATACTCTATGAAATATGTTTCATCAAGTAGATTGCTTTCTATAAATGAGTAGTCTTGCGTCTTAAGCAAGTGATTCAATATCTGTAGCTGTACCATTTAATCTTTTCTTCCTTTCTGCTGACTCAGCTTTTCTTCTTGCTCTTTCTATAAAAAACGGATGATTCTCGTATGGAACTAAATGCATACAGCCCCGACTTAAACACTTGTGTAGACGCATTTGCTTTACAGTAATCTCGCATTTGTGTGATTTGCAATACGCACAAGTAGTTTTAGCCATTTCTTCTATCTCCCCCCTTAAACTGAATTATCTTCGATGTGTGACATATCCTACTAGCTAACTTTACACCTAACGCTTCTTGTAAGTCTTTCTCATCATAGTTGCTTGTGAATATGTTTGTCTTTCCGTTGTTTATCCTCTGCTCTAGTAACATCAGTAACTGATTGTAGTCATACGCACTGAGCTTTATTGAACCCACATCGTCCCATATTACTAAATCCACAGTAGGAATTAAGTCCTTGATTTCTGCATAAATACTATCAGGTTTATCGAAATCCTTTAATTTCATTAACAACGTTGGGATATGTAAGAATAATCCTCGGCATCGGAATCCGTTTCCAGCCCATATAGAGTCAAAGTACTTAAGCATAAGCTTTATTGCCCAGCTCGTCTTTCCGTTTCCAACACTATGACTTGTGATAAATATATTAGAGCCTGACTTCACAAAGTCAACCACATTATTCTTTATCTGTCCCAATTCCCTATAAGCATCCCTATCTTCCTCACAGGCGAACAACTGAATAGGAGTCCATCTATGTTCAGGTAGATTGCTATGCTCTAGAAGATAACTCATCTCTAGCCATCTAATACAGCTAGGAGAGCAATCTTTAGGGCATATCTGCTTATAGATACATTTCTCTGTGTCCACTAATATACCTCCTCACTTCCGTTAAAGTCTGTTGCTCTTTCGCATTTCATACTACTGTTCTCACTCATTACATTTGTATATCTGTTGCTCTGTTGTTTAACTTCATAGAAATTTACCCAGCCATTATCTACAGATTGTTTGACTATAGCTATTTTCATATCATCACTAGTTGCTAAAGTATCTAGCTTTTTGACTTTACTGATAAACGCATTAGCATATACGTCTGGGTGTAAATTAAAGTGTTTGTAGAGTAAATCCCTAAGTATAGAGTTATCTGTATATGTGTCTATAAATTCTGCACATCTTTGGAACTTGTTTTTCTTAGGTTGTTTTACTGAAGATTCTTTAGTCCTAGAAGATTCTAGAACATCTGTTCGAGAACTCCCTAATTCTACTACTTTAGTAGTAGAATTTTCTATATCTAAATTATTGTATATATTAATAGAGTGACATTTTGTCATGGCAGACGAGTCATTTTGTCCATCCTTTGTCACTTCAAGTCTTCTAGTTCTGCCGTCAAATTCTACTTCCTTTATTAGTCCGAGTTCTTTTAATCGCTTTATAGCACGGATTATCGTTCTCTCACTAACCCCACAGAACTTAGCGAAGTACTCATTACTAGCTATACAGTGATTCTCGTTGTCTAAACTACTTATTTCAGTATATAGAACACGCTCAATCAGTGACATATCTGTATTTAGCCATATATCTTTGGGAATCCATACTCCCTTGAAATCTCTGTTATCTTTCATTTAGCCTCCTTTTGAGAATGGAAAACTCACAGCTTTTGCAGTGTCGGCTACATAAGCTGTGAGTTTCCTCGTTGGTCGAATATTTAGTTATTCTTGATTGAACACCGACATATTCAACCAACTAGAGCATAAAAATGTCTATTAAGAAAGGAGTTTTCTTATGGAAAACTAAGTATATTATACTACCTGTATCCCATATTGTCAACCTTTACTTAAAAGTTCTTAAAATATCTTCGATTTGATTATCAACTTCGCTGTTTACTAACTCCCATAGTGCTTTTCTTTCCTCTGCGAGGATGACACTATCGTCGTCAGGTATGCTTCTTTCCTCGTTATACTCTACTGTGTAGAAGCTGTCCTTGATTTTAACCGACGCCCTGCTCGTTGCTGAGATGGATACAGTTTTAGCTTTACTTTTATACTCTCCCATATTCAATCTCTCCTAGGCTTTCCAATTCTAAGTGTTACAACTTCCTTTGTTTCTCTGCAAGTGTTCAGCTTTTCGAGGATTTCATTCGGAATGTTACCGCTATAAATCGCTGATTCAAGCACTTCCATATCTATGTACTCCTTAGTCTTGATGAGTCCTTCGATGTTTACGCCCGATGAGATAAGAATGGATAACATCCTATCTTCGTTGATACTATCTCTATGCTGAACTACAAGTGTAGCTGAGTTCTTTGTTGTTGAGAATGTATCAAGGTTATTATCTCTCATCACTTTCTTAATATCTGTGTTGATTGCGTCTACAGCTATCTTCTGTCTGTCTAATTCTGCTTTAGCACTAGCGTAATCGTCTATATAGTTCCCTAAATTATTAATATCTGCCATACATTTATCCTCTTTTCCTATATTTCTGCGTTACTTCAGCCATAACTCCACTTCTTCCTTTAGGGACTTTGGCTTTAAATTCTGCGAGTTTCCACACATCTTCACTATTCCAATAGCGAGTTCTGCGTTTACCTTCCTGGTAAAAGTCTGGAAGAAGATTAACAAGCTCGTTATCAGGCTTAGTGTTCTTCCAAGCGTACCAAAAATTGATTGTTTTAACTGTCGCTCCTATCATTACAGCGACTTCCTCTATTGTGTAGTATGTTCCTTTGAGCATTTTAAACCTCCTATGTATCTCGTGATGTGTAATATTATATCACGAGATACACATATTGTAAATAATCATCGAGGCTTAATTGTATACCAGCCTGTTGTTGCGTCCATTTCCATATTATTGTATCCCCACAGGTTAGCTTCTTCTACAAAGTTTAAGAGTGTTTCAAGACTTGAGCATACAGCATATCCGCTTGTTGAGTTACCAGGTGATATCTTATAGAGTTTAACCATACTCTTGTTCTCCTCTGAGAGCGTTCTAGCGGGCACGAGATACAGTGTCTTAATCTCCTTATCAAAAGCTACTGCCACGTAGTCGTCATTAATTCTGTCCTTGCAATCGTTCCTAAGTCCGATTCTTACAGAATAATACTGTTTTCCCTTTCTAGAGCCAGCAGATATTTTTGTGATATTCACATCATATTCTAGCTTTCTGTCTCCCGATTTTCCAAAATTGTTTTTTCCGATGAACTCTAACATAATTTTTCTCCTTTTCTTAATATGCGTTGTAACGCTCCACAATGCGCCACAGCGAGTTCTAATTTTAGAGCATATATTTATGCTCCGATGTGTTATCTCTCAACCTGAGCGAAGCCAGATAGCCAGGCGAGAGGATTAACATCTGCTACTGATACTGATTGCACGATTTTTGATTTTTATATCAGTAGCAGATGTATGTTAATTGTATCATAGTACAACTAGAATGTCAACATTAACTCAACAAAAAGTCAACAATTCCTATTTTATTCCGTGCAATTTGGCCGTCTATAAGAGTATCGCTCATCTCTCCTTTCTCATAAACGAGCGTATGGATTTTCTCATCTATAGTGCCTTTGCATAATAGTGTAAAAATAGTGACATTTTCAGTTGTTCCAATTCTGTGACATCTGTCCACAGCTTGGTCTTTTAAAGCTCTGTTCCACGGCTCATCGAGGAATATCTCAATAGAGCCAGCAGTTAACGTAAAACCAGTTCCCATTGCTCCAATAGTTCCTATGATGAATTTACAATCATCTCTAGTTTGGAACATCTCCATATTCTTCTGTCGTATCTCATCAGGTGTTTCGCCTGTAATGGATACTCCGTCATATCTCTTAGACAATCTCATCAGTGCTTCATCAGTTATCTGCGTCCAATTACTGAATATGACTACTTTCTTTCCGTTAGCTACAGCTTCTTCTACAAGCTCTTCCATTCTATCTAGCTTTGCAGACTCTCGTACTGTGCTAGAAAGTATGCCAGTATAACCCGTTGCTTGACGCATCCGTATCATCTCACTTAACGGATTAGCACTCATCTTAATCTGGTCAATATTCTCCCTAATTGCGTTGCTCACTTCCTTATAGATAACACTCTGTTTCGGGGTCATTTCTACATACTCATCTACGAATGTCTTTTCGGGCAAGTCAAAGACTTCTGTCTTTAGTCTACGGAGCATAATATCCTTTACTTGCTCTTGTAACTGTTCCATATTCTTATATCCCATCACTTCATATCCGCCGTATCCCCCAAATACACAGTAATGATTTCTAAACTGATAGAAACTGTGACTCTCGTATCCTAGCCACTTCAATACTATGTACAAATCTAGAGGAGTATTCATAAGAGGAGTACCTGTCATTGCAATCCTAACTTCGGGCAGTACTTTGAGGATTCCCTTTCCTTGCTGACTACTAGGATTCTTACATTTATGAACTTCATCTATAGCAACAATCCCAATGTCTTTAGACTTACAACGAGCCTGTAAAGCATCTGCGATTCGATTATCCCTAAGTGTTTCTACATTAGTAATTAGGAAATAGTCCTCAATTTCGTCCAAATGGTCTACATCTCGCAACTTATCGTTGTTAGTTCCTATAGTTCCGTTACGTTTTATCCCTAATATGTGTCCTTTTTCATTGGAATGTGTGGATATTTCATTAAACCAGTTCCACTTTAGTCCATTTACTCCACATACTATCAAGCAATGTTTGTATCCTCTTATCTGTTTGTAAGCACACGCAATGTCTATAACCTGTTTTGTTTTTCCCAATCCTTGTTCATCAGCTAAGAGCCATCTTTCGTGTTCTAGTCCAAAATTGAACCCGGTTAACTGATGATTAAATGGTTTAGTTTTGAAATTGAAATCAATTTTCGGAATTGTGGGTTTTTCGGCCGATAGGGCGCCAGATAGCTCGTACATATATTGGCCTTTCTTCAAAAAGTCTACCAGGTTAGGCAAATATTTTGCTGAAACCTCCCACACTTTTCTTTCGGCATGCCAAAATCTGGCGGATAGATTGCGTATAAACGAAATAAGTTCATGGTCATATTCGCTCTCGATGAATACAGATTGTGTAGTACCTACCTGCTCCGAAGGCAGTATTGACACTTTAACAACCTTACCCACCGATGGTGTATTTGCCGAGACCTCTCCGTTATTATCCGCCGTATTTGCCAATATCTCATCACTCTCGATAGCTGATTTGATTACCCAACCTTCCCAAGTGATAGCTTGAAGTTTCTTGCGGTATTCTTCTACGGCTTGTTTAAGTTCGTCATCAGTTTTAAATGGGTTAACATAATTGTGTCCACCACACTCCGGTCCCATACCGAAATACTGCGATACCGGGTTAGTGATAGGACGGCCACATTTCATACATATTGGGTTAATACGCTCTGTGATATCTGCGTGGAGTTTCATATATACCATACCACGAGTTTCACGCTCGACAGTTCCAACCATAATCCTTAGTGGCATAGGCTTGTTGTTATTGAACTTAGCCATAAAGTCGAACTCAGGCGTAGCTTCCACAAGCATATATGATTTGACCTTTATCTTGTGTTGGTCCATTCTAATGTCCTTTCTAAAAGAGGCGGATATTTCTATCCGCCTAGTCGTAGCATACATACTCGCCACGATGCATAGCTCCTACAACTGGTGGGTTGTATGCGTGTAGCATCTTGACTTCGTAGTAGCCTAGTAACGGCACTGTCTTTTGAAAACTAGCTAGAACGATTGCTGTCGTACCTAAATCTACGCACGACCATACTTCTAATAGGGTTTCTCCGTCCTCGTCTAATAGGTATACACTATAAGAGTCATCAACCTTTTCCACACAAGGACGGAAGTTACGAACCAATCGGAAGTTGTATTGATTAACACATACAGGTATTTCCGATTTGTTGGCTATATTTCTTATTATCGCCTGCTCTATCTCTGTTACGCACTTTTGTTGTTCAGCGTCGGCAATTTGTGCGATGCAAACATAAATCACTCTTCAGGCTCGCTATTGGACTGTTCATCGTGAATAGCCTCTATCTGGCTCCATAATTCAGCCATATACATAGCAAAGTCCTCGATTAATTCCATACGAGCCCTCTCACTATTTGGGTATTTGAGATTAGCTACAAAATCAGCAACCTCCTTACTCAGCATCATTAAGGCTGTTCTGCTAATAGTGAGCATCACTTCCTCACCTTCTTTGAGGTAATCTAATAATTCTTGTTCTCTGTCTGGCATATTTGCTCCTTTCTTTTACCTAATCGTTCTGCTAGTGACAGTAATGGGTACATACATAAGTATGTTCCAGACCCACTCCATTGGCAATATGAAGTGGGTTTCGTCGCAATTCTCAGCGACTCATCGGTGGAACTCCTTTTACAGCGGTAGTACTGTAACTCTTTGTTGCATAGGCATCATCTTCTTCGTCATCAACCCAATATGGACAGGTGTTTCGGTCTATACACTCATTACATTCCGACAGGTCTCCATAATTTTCGAGGCTACAGTTATACAAGCTGACGGGTTCAAGATTTTCCTCATTGTAGTTTCTCCAAGCGCCGTACTCATACGCCGTATAGCGGTACGGATAGCTGTCTTGAAAGGAATATTTGGGACTTTTATAGGTAGTATTACTATAGAACACCCCACCCTCCTCTACAAATGTTCCAATGAGAGTACAATGACCGCTCTTATCGAGTATAGCCATCTTACTATCGATTAGTCTATCGATAAGAGTTACCTTCTTCTTATCTTTATAGAATGTAGGCTTATCAATGATGAGTGACAGGTAGTTTGTGATGAACTCCATAGTGTCACTATAGGTTACAGTTTTACTGTAACTTGATGTCAAGTCAATGATACCGTTGTGTGCTACGGCATAATCGGAACTAAAGGTTAACTGTCTCAGGTCATCCATCTTGCTACTGAGTGGGAACGGGTGACAGCAATCAGGTCTTTCGCCTGCTTGTGTGCTGATACGGAAGTGAAGAACATATGGCGACTTATCACCTATTCTCATTCTCACTTGTCTAAGGGCTTTATTGAAAGATGTAAATCCCATATACCCTTTCTGTATCTTAACCTGTCCGTTCTCGATGTAAGCAAAACCAGCTCCGTGAGGGTTGTTATTAAAGCACTCTTTAAATACCTTCTTTGTTGGGAAATTTACGCCTTCTGGCTTATATACGATTATACACATATCTTATTCTCCTTTCTGCCCGTCAAAATATTGTGGAAAGGCATCTCTCGACTTCATATATTCGAGAGTTTCAGACTTCATTCCTTTGAACCACTGCGATAAATCATCAACAGAGTTCCAGGTTATACATTTGGAGTTCTTGGCGATAGTGTAGATAAAATCAAATGAAGCCATAAACGTAGTGTACTTTAAAGTACCTCTCATAATTCTGATTTCTACCGTATCGTGATTTGTTGTATTCACTACTACATACCTGTCCTCATGGTCTTTATCGTCCTTGAGAATACCGTTATACTTCAGGTGCTTCTCTTTCATACACAGGCATTTATTGTCCTCTGAGGAGTTCTTGTTACACCAATGCAACTGACCTTCACTTCTTCTAGCGAAGCGTCTTACCTCATCGTAGTAGGTATCGTAGAAGTACATCATCTTCTCAATTGCCGTATCTCTGTATCGAATAGTTCCAAAGAACTGGCGTGAGATGTGGAAGTGCAATCCGCAAGTACCTGCTGAGTGGCTCTTATATCCATATCTACGGCACGCTTCTAGTATCTCCTCGATAGGCATATCATCCATCATAGCTTCATAAGTATGAGGCTGAGATATAATCTCAAATCCACAGTTGAGTGACCCATCGTGTTCGAAGTATATTCTATCACCTGCTATGTCCACGAGTTCTCTAGTAAGGGCTCTTTCATCACCTATATCCCTATCATCTCGGTCAATCTCTAATTCATATCCGAAATGTCCTTGTTTACCAAATGGCATCTCTCCATAAAATCTTCTTGGAGGAGCTTGATGGTATCCACGAATGAGGGAGTTAGACCCATAACAAGATGGGCAATAATACACATTATCTTCATCGTCATAATAAGCCTCATCCTCTCGGATATAAGTACCACAATTATAACATCGGATATACTCATCTATACAGCCTGGACAGATATACCCGTCAACGCTATCGCTAAGGTCATCATAACGAACTAACTCACCACAATTCGCACAGGTTCTAAAGTCGTGTCTGCGGCAGCTGTCGCATATCGTGATTTCGTGACCATCTCCGAATCGGAACTCCACAGCGGTATGTGACTCACTCTCGTGAAGTACCTCGTGGCAGTTCTCGCACTCAATCCAATCCTCTTCTGGGTTATTAAAGCACTCATCGCAGATAAAGCCTCCGTTCTCTAAAGGTCTAATTTCGTCAATTGGAACCCAGTTTCCACAGACATCGCAACGTCTGTACCTTTCTACAATGCAAGCAACACAACCTTCGTGGATATTGTGGTCTTTGTCAACGACTTGCTTTACATATGCCTTATAGACAATCTCACCGCAAAACTCACATCTCGTGTAATCGCCTGAATTCAGGCAATCATCGCAGACGTAGTTTCCATTTTTTACCCTAGTCATCTCTGACTCGGATAATGTAATACCGCAGTGTTCACAGGTAACTATACGCTCCGTCGGTACTGTCGGTGTTTCCTCTGGGTTTGTGAATACAAACTCTTGGTTGTTACTGTTGTTTTCCATAGAATGTCCTCCTTTTGCCCTCTTGGGGTCTTTTATTTTTGTGGAACAACTCCACACCGAAGTCCTCAGGTTAAAGACTGAGGACAACGGTCTAGCGTTGTTCGGCTATTACTTTTCCGAACTCTTGGTAAATTCTCCTCTCTTCTCTTTCCATCTCGTGGCTATCTTTTCGAGATACTCTTCGATAGTACCCATAGGATACGCCCAATCGAATGGTGCATCATAATAGTGAGATATCATTTGAGTTGTACCATATGTGCTTCCATCAAGCTGAAAATTTGAACCCGCACATACGAGATACTGATTTACAGCAATAAGGTCGTCGTTGTTCTGGATAGATACCATATCGATGATATTGTCGTCACTACCACACTCCGTGAGAGCATATTCCGAAATTTGACCTACAACTCTACGCTTATAGGCAGAAAGTATTACCATTTTGTATGATTTCTCATATTTCTGGCAATTATCTTGAGTATCGAAAAACATACCGTCTATCGACTCATACCCATAAACTTCCTCTACCGTTCTTGTTAGCTTCTTCATAAGCTACCTCCTTTTTTGTTCGTACAGTAATATTTGATGCCGTTGAGACATCATCATCTCGCACGACCCTTTTACAGGTCGTGCTAAAGATGGTGCTTCAACTTATCCTAACTCGATAGTCACATATATAGGTTGTCCCTCTTTCCAACCCATCTCTTTTATCGTTTCTTTGGAGATGTATTGTGTGCCTATCTTCTCTGTGTCTAGTGGGTCATTTAAAACTTCCTTAAAAGACACTTTCCTTGGTGTGTACTTGTAGAACTCAAACTTAACTTTAACCTTCATATCTTTCTCCTCTCTTAAAACCATTTTCTGGCATCTTCTAAATCACTCTCTGCTCTTTCCCTTGATAGACCTAAATCATCTATCAGTTCGGCGAGTATCTCCTCATCTGTAAGTCTGGCGTAATGTAAAGCGAGTATGTAATCAACGGTATCTTCACAGTGTTCCCATACCCATGACTTAAACATCTCAATTACTTCCGATAGGTGTTCTGTCTTATCCATATTACGCCTCCTCATCATCATCTAATACCATCTTATTAAGACGGTACTTAGAATAGTACACAACGGTAATAGTGTCCCCATCGTGTGAAGCGGCCTCAACAGCTTTTCTTGGAGATAAGAATAGCTTTTTGGTTCCAAATTGAAAGTTTGTTACTTTGTATACAGGTACCATATAATGTCCTCTCTTTCTTCGCACATTTGTGCGAGTGGCGGAGAGGGGATTCGAACCCCTCTTGTGTTGCTCCGTTCCGCCTACCATTACTATGTCATTTCTTTGTTACCTTCTTTGTTGCCGTTGGAGTCTTCTTCACAGCGGCTGCAACAGACTTAACAACCTCTTTCTTGTTCCTTACAGGAGGCTTTTTCACATTCTTCAGCTTCTCCTTAACCTCAGCCTTCTTATCTAACTTCTTATTCTCTGTCTTTGGCTTTTCAGTCTTCGGGTTAGACTTCTTCTCAGCTTTATCAGCCTTCTTGTTTACTGCCTTCTTCTCTTTCTTGGCTGTCTGAGGGTACTTCTCCAACATATCCTTGATGATACGCTTTACATCGGCCTCACTAACTCCACGATATTCGTGCTTGAGTGGCCATGTTCCGTGAAACTTGCTCTCCTTACAAGGCAAATCCTTGCACTCGGTAGATATAAAGATGTTGTATCCCCCAAGTGAGCCCCAAACTTCAAACACACGATGGTTATCACTGTCAGCGATAATACCAATCTCAACTGTCTTGTGAAGTCTGTCTACCTTCTTAAGTCCGAACTTGTCAACGGTTGTCATTTGAGCATCGATGGAGTTCTTCTCTACCTTCTTTGTTGCTGTTGCCTTCTTGGCTTCCTTTTTATTAGACATAATAATGCCCTCTCTTTCTTCCGCCATCTTTGGGCGGAGAGCATATAGGGGAATCGAACCCCTCACTATACTAGGTATAGTATAGTTGCTCCAAGCATATACTACCTTTAGTCTAAATCCATTGTGAAATTGCCCTTAATAGCAGAGATACTAACAAGGTAATCCACACTCTGTATATGTTTACAGCCATATACATCTGTGGCGGATATAATTCCCATATCTATGCTAAGGCATTCTGCTTCTGCGATGAATACAACATTAACCTTTGTCTGCGGGTTATATAAAGTTACTAGAAAACGCATATACGACCCTCCTTACTTTGATATACAAACAATCGATATAAGGGCGGATAATGGATATCCCCACATAAAACCCTCTGTATCAATTACATCAAAGTGGTTCCCATTATAGATATCATAGCCAAACTTGATATCATCCAAATAGGCGTTAAAGCTGAAATAGTTTTGTTGGTCATCATCCCAAACTGTAATATGAAATAACATATTGTTACCTCCCTTTCTTCGCTATAAGCGAGAGCCATGTGCGAGTGATGAACTCAGGTTAAAATAAAGTTTTATAAAATTTTGGTGCGGGCGCAAGGGAAAAACTATAACTCTTGGTATATATAATATATATAATACACACTATATATA